ACGTGGTCTTCGGGCTCGATCGACTCCCGGCGTGGATGCAGTTGGACTCACTCAAGCGCAGTGACAAGGAGATCACCTTTGGGGTCAAGGACGATAAGCGGATCGCTCACGCGTACGCGACGTCGTCTTCACCGGGACGTGGTGAGACGTGTACGCACGCGCACATCGACGAGTTGGCATTCATGGAGAACCCGGCGAAGGTGTGGGCCGCGATTGAGCCGGGCATTTCGATGAACGGAACCTGCCACATCGTCACGACGAACGATGCGCCGGAGAGCTTCACCGCGATCCTCTGGCGCAAGTGCATCGTCGGCGACGGTCAGTTCTTCGCTTGCTTCGTGGATGCGCTCCAGCGGCCCGACAGGAACGCAGCGTGGTACCGCGCCAAGCGCGCAGCAACTCCCGATGAAGCGCACTTCCTCCGCGAGTACCCGATGAAATGGGAAGACGCGCTGCGAGCAGGCGGCAAGCTGTGGTTCACATCGGCGGAGATCGACGCCGCCGGAACTGACTACCGAGGCTTTGGTCGATGGCGCAGCGGGAGAAAGTACGTGATCGGTGTGGACGTCGGACAGAAAGATGCGACTGTCATCACTGTGCTCGACTTCACGGAAGAGGTACATGATGTCGTCGGTTGGCTGCGCTTGGTGGGTGCGTCCTACCCAATCATCCAAGGCAAGATCAAGGAAGCGCACGTGGCATATCCGTCCGCGCTAATCGTCATCGAGAAGAACGGGCCGGGCATGGCGATGGCCGAGAACCTCGACATTCCCGAGCACATGATCGAGATGTGGTGGTCGTCCAAGCCGAGCAAGGCCGGGATGATCGAGGGCCTCAAGATGCAGTTTCAGGGGTGGCTGCTCAAGTACAACCCGGCGGAGTGTCCGGCGCTCGACGCCGAGCTGCGCGGCTACATGATTCCGGACGAGAACATCACACAGGACTGTGTGATGAGCCTCGGGATCGCAGAGCTGTACACGAGCAAGATCAGCGCGGGCCAAGGCCGGATGGTCGCCGTAATGCAGGTGTAGCTCCAGAGCCCCTGATTTACCGTCCGGGGCTGCACATCTGACCCGCACAGCTCCTCTCACGCCGAACGCGGGCGCTCCATCGAGGAGCCGGTTCGCTGCTTAGGAGGGCTTACAGCGCGTCGAGCGTGGGGCTCGTGCCAAATGAAACTAGGTGCGGGGCCGGAGCGTCGGCGGCACGCGGGGCTCGTCATCTGTGTGCATGATCTCCTTGGCCTGCTCTGCGCTGACCGGAGGCCCCTGTGCGACGTCTTCGAGCGGGGGCGGCGGGAACTTCAGGTGGTGCTCGACGAGCCGGAAGAGGTTGCCCGAGATCGCACCCAAGAGAACGACGGCGGCGAGGAGCAAAAGAAGCAGGAGAACGCTCATCAAGTTCGCGTGCACGAGCGCACAGTAGCAGAGGAGCCCGGCAAAAGCTAGGTCGCTCTTTGGAGAAAGGACGACGACGACGAGATCGAACGGTAGAATCCTATGAATGGATTTCTCTGCCGTTCCGCCTCGCGGTGTAGACACAATCGTGCAAGCCGTGAAGGAGGGTGCGGCGGGGGGAGGCCGTGTCCTTCGCGTCATGTACCTCGACGAGCAGGGCGAGGCCGTAGGCGAGTGGCACTCGAAGCAGCTTCCAGAGAACCCGTTCCAAGGACAGATGCAGGGCTTGCAGGAGCCGCCGTACCGGCTGGAGCAGCTCGTGTTTCTCGCCGAGCAGCACCCCGTACACAGCGCTGCGCTCGAACAGAAGACGGCCGACATCTGCGGCAAGGGATGGGAGTGGAGTCCACTCGAAGACGACCAAGAACCACCGCCGGAGGCGAAGCAAGAGATCGCGGCTTGGTTCGAGGGGTTGTCTCCCGACGACGTGGACATGAGGGAGCTAATCAGTGCCGTCTGGAACGACGTCGAAACTACCGGCTGGGGAACGATCGAAGCTGTGCGCTCGGGCGATGCGAACACCGAAGTCAAGCGCTTGTACCACGTGCCCGCACACACGGTGCGTGCGCATCGCAACGGCTTTGCGCTCTGTCAGATCCGCGATCAGCGCAAGGTGTGGTTCAAGCGTTGGGGCGCAACCACAGTGAGTGGTGGCGAAGTGCAAGTCGATGCCAAGACCGGCTCACTCACACGCGTGAACGACGTCGCAAGCGAGATCCTCGTCATCAAGAAGCCGTCACGGCGCTCATCGTGGTACGGCATTCCCGGCTACATCTCCGCGATCGGCTGGATCACACTGGCTCTCGCAGCGCGCGATGACAACCTCTTCCTCTTCCAGAACCGGCGCGAGCCTCGCTGGGCGATCGTGCTCACGAATCTTGCCGACGACCCGCTGCTCCAAGAGGATCTCCGGCGCGCGTTCCAGGTTGACCTGAAGCAGCCGCACCGCAACATCCTCGTGCCGATCACCGGCCCCGGCAAGATCGAGTTTCAGAAGCTCTCCGCCGACATCAAGCAGGACGGTTCCTTCGACATACTCTCATCGCGTGCCGACAAGGCCATCCTTGTCGCGCACCGCGTCCCGGCAGAGCGCCTCGCGAACTCCGAGGTGGGGCCGCTCGGCGGGAACCGCACAGACGCCGCGAGCCGCGTGTACAAGGAAGGCGTCGTCACCGCAGGGCAGGAGATCCTCGACTCACGCCTGAACAACTTCATTCGCGTGGAGTTTGAGCTGGCGACGTCAAGCAAGCCGGTGTTCGCGCTCAAGATGGACGACCTCGACATCGAGACAGATCGCGAAGAGCTTGACCTGACGGTGATTGCATTCCACGGAGACCTCATCACGCTCGGAGAGGCGCGGCACCGCCTGAAGATGGAGCCGCTCAAGAAGGTCGTGCACGCTGCACCGGAGCAGACTGACCCCGTGACAGGTCTCGCAATCCCCGGCACAGGCGGTATCACAGAGACCAACCCGGAAACGGGAGCACTGTACGAAGAGGGCGACGAGATCGACAGTCCGTACAACGACATGCTCTTCTCTGAACTGCCAGGAACAAGCGCCGCCACCGGGAACGTCGGCACGCCGCCGGTAGGCGCGGGTGGACTCCTCCACAACGCTCGCGGTAACGAGGACGAGATCGGGCGCGCGCAAGCGCTCGACACGCTGCAAGAGGATGTGCGCGTGCTGCTCCGGTCGAGTCGCGAAACAGTCGAAGCGCTTGACGAACTCACCAAGGCGGCTCGCGAGCCCCGCCGTGGCGATTAGCCTCGAAGAACTCGGAGACAATCTCCACTCGAACGCGGTGCGGCTCGTCTTGGTGGAGCAGCGCATCCGTGCCGCGCGGCATCCTCATCGTGCCGCCGTTTCGCAGAAGTCCATCCGCAAGCGGCTCGAACTCGAAGCGCAGTGGGGCACGGTGCTTCAGGAAATCTCGGACACGTTCTTCGAGAGCCTCGACATCGACGGCGCGTACCATGCTGCGCGCACGGGTTGGCGCGAAGCGGGAATCCTCAAGCGTCTCGTAGCGAAGGCGGGAGCCACAGGGCCAACCGGCCCCGGCGTGCCGAACATTCCGTTCCTTCCTCCTTCGGCTGGCGAGGTAAGTGCGAAACTCGCAACCGGGCAAAGCCAACAGGCACAGGCGATGAACGCGGTGCAGATGTACCTTGGCATGGCGCTCCCGACATCAGAGGCCGCAGGCCAGGTCTCGCTTGACCACATGGGCATCAACAAGACGTTCTCGTGGGCGCACCCGCGCAACATGGCGAACGATCTTTTCAAGGTGCGCGGCTCGAAGGTAATCCAGAATATGTACGGCGACCACCTGCAAGCACTTACGAACATCATCATCCCGGCGACGAACCCGGCAAGCCCGCAGACGATTCAGCAAGTCAAGGCTTCGATCAAAGAGAAGTGGCCTTCGCTTCAGGGGTATCAAGTGGAGCGCATCGCACGCACCGAAACGGCGGCTGTATGGACAGCCACAGCGGCGAACGCGTATGAGGCAAACGGGATCACGCAGTTCGAGAGCACGATTGCAACAGGGCCAAGCATCGGCGTCGAGTCGGAAGATCCGTGCGAAGAGTGTGTAGCAGCCGCCGCCGACGTTCACGAGATCACAGACGACATCCCGCCGTGGCATCCGAACTGCCGCTGCGAGATCGTGCCAGTGCTCTTCGACGGCGAAGGTACACCGTGGCTCCCGCCCGATGAGCCGTGGGCGGGCGCAGACACACTCCCGGTGTGTGGGTCGCAGGATGCGTTCGCCGCTGCGACGCGCCGTATTCGGCTCGCACGCATGGGCGCGGTACTCAAGGCGACGGGCGGTTGTTTGACTCCTGCTCCTGCCCCCGGCGGCGCGTACGGTGGAATCACATTCGCATCTGAACCACCGCCGACCGAGGCCCGTATCGCTGACCTCCGGGGTCAGGTCAACCAGTGGCCGGACTACTCCGGCTCGACGCCGACCGGCGAGATCAAGGCCGCTGCGAACGAGATCATCAACTCGGGTAACGCACTCAAGGTGGGTGTGGACAAGAACGGCGAGACGGTGGCGCTCGCGGGGTTCCAAGACGGAATGCTCTTTCCTGGTACGCCACAGACGATCCTCGTCACCGGCATCGTCGCGCGTGACGCAGGCTCGCGTGCGGTGCTCGGGCAGATCGCGCGTGATGCGTACGCCGGGAACAAGTACCTCGCGGTGGACACGGCGAAGGTCTCGCCGCAGTTGGCAAAGACGCTTGACGCGTGGGGCTTCAAGGCAACTGTCAAGCCGGGCGTCGTCATCATGGATCGCACCGCGCTAAAGGACACGTTCAAGATCGACACGACGGTCACAGCTCCCGTGCACGCACCCGTGGCGGAGCCCGGTCAGTCACTCGCCGATCTCGAAGCGAAGAAGTACGGACTGGAGAACAAGATCGCCGGGCATAAGAAGAAGATCAAGTCGCTCGAAGCGCAGGGTAAGAGCACGGCGGAGTTTCAAGCGAAGCTCGAACAGGAACTCGCTGCGCGCGAGCAGGTGAAAGCACAGATCGCAGAAGTGAAGGCGCACCCGCCGCAGGCCGAAGTGCCGCTGACTCCAGTCGAGCCCCAGCTCGTAGCGCCGGAGTTGCCGACGCCGCCCGTGCCTCCCGCGCCTGAGCCGGTCTACGCCGAAGCCTCGAACTTGGATGTCACGCTTGCAGTCGAGCCCGGTCAAA